ATGAAGAAAACGAGACAATTTTTATGCGCTGTTGTCCCCCTTCTGCTTTTGGTTTCATTTATTTTACCGGAATTCGCTAAAGCTGAATCCCCTCATCAAGTCTACTCCACAGAACAAACATCACAGACTTCAAACGAAGACACTTCCCTTCCTGAAGATGAGGAATACAATAACTACATAGAGTCTACATATGAAGATTATTCTGACTTTGAGGAATCTAAGTATTATGAGGGCTGGGAAAACTACCCTGTATACCAGGGTGAACTTGAAGACGATATCACAGATGAAGAGTTAGAAACAGTTTCTGATGACATTTTTCATGATGAAAGCAATGAAATTATTGAAACAGAACATTCACCAATTCCAGACGACATAGGGAAAAATGAAGACATTGCTCAAGTTCAATATGTATGGCTGATCCCTCCCGCAACTGCGATTGTTTCAAGGATTGGCGGTAAACTTTTTGTTAAACAATATTTGAAAAAGACAACCAAAAACATAAGAGTTAAAAACGGAAAATTGGCCAATAAAAAACACCCTAAAACCGGTATATTTTTCAATCCAAAGGGCTTTCCAGTCTTCAATTCAAAGTACACTTATACGCTTCCGAAACTTTTAATAAAATCAAGCAACAAAACTCAATTTAAATACGCAAATGAATCTTTAAGAATTGCAATTAGGTCACCGAAACACGCTAAAAAATTTAATTCAGCACAAAGAGGAGATATTATGATGGGCAAGACACCTAGAGGTTATGTTTGGCATCATCACCAAGACACTGGAAAGCTTCAGCTAGTAAATAAAACTATCCATCAAAAAACCGGACATACTGGTGGAAAATCTATATGGGGAAAACTCTAATAAAAACCGGCCCTTTTCTAAAGGGCTGGTTTTTTTGAATCAAAATGATTCCAATTTCGCTTTCGTTTTCGGTCCGTAAATTCCATCAGCAGACAGCCCGTTCATAAGCTGGAACCGTTTGACTGCGTTCGCCGTTTTCGGCCCGTAATAACCATCTATGCCGTTATTCTTCGCTCCTTTGTCTGGATAGAAATAGAGGGCAGCTAGAGCCTCTTGAATCTGTCGGACGCCTGTCCCTTTCATCAGTGGGCTTTTTACCTTATAGATGCCAGACGGCAGCGGGTAGGATGATTTTTTGCTGCTTGAGGACGACTTTTTCTTTTTCGCTTCAATACCTGCGAGAGCCTTTTCTGTAGCCGGTCCGTAAATTCCATCCACCGCGATACCCGCTTTCTTTTGCAGAGCTTTGACGGCCTGCACCGTCTCATTGCCATACGAGCCATCGGCCCCATACTTCGGTAGAGAGAAACCAGCGGCAATCAATCGTTTCTGCAGCGACTTGACTTTGGAACCGGACGATCCTTTTTTCAGGATAGTCCCTGTGGATTTGCTTGACTGGCTCGTGGGTGATGTTGTCTTTGACACAGTTTTATTTCCAAGCAGAGCATCAACTTTTTTCCTGAATGCCGCCAACTGGCTGGAATCGCTCACCCACGGTGCCGGACAAATTTTGTTTGTTACATCGTAATGGCGGACGATTTTGTTCGTAGAAAGACCGTAACGCTTGCACAGGTCGGCAACCAATTCAGCGGCATTCTGAACCGTTTCACTGTGAATCCTGCCGTCTTTTTCGACACACATTTCAACGCTGATTGATTTTGTGTTGGCGTTCGGTTGAAGAAAACTCACATAACAGCGGTTTTTATCATGTGCATGGTACGCGACTTCATTTTCAGGAATGATGTGCTGCGCTTCTTTACGGTCCACAAAATAATGAGCTGAAGCTTTGCGTTTAATGGCTATACATGTGCCATTGAAGTAATCCCTCTCATTCAATGCAGAAGCGCCCGGCGTCGCCGTATAGTGCATAACAATCCCTTTCACTCCCGCCAACTTCAGCCCTGGCCGGGTATATTGATTGACTTTCACAAAGTTTTTCACGACTTTAACCATTTGAACCCCTCCTATTTTGTTTTAAATAAAAAAGGCTGCCAGACGGCAACCTCATTTTGTTAATCCTTTTTGTTTTAACACTTCTTTTTGCTGTTTACCTTTACCGGTGACATAGTTGTTTTTAAACCAAGCGACCAACGTCGTGACGATTGTAAAAATCGTAGAGCAAGTTAAATACAAAGCGTCGGCCAGCGTATTGACCTGGTCCTCACTGACCGGCAAAGCTGCCTTTCCAAACATGATCAATGTCTGGTTTACCAATGCAATAAAAAGAAGCACCGTCCGGACGACCGTGCCTTTATCAAAGTTTTTCATATTGTGTTTTCCTCCTTATTTCTGCAGTAGATTATAAAAAACAGCGATTGCGCCGCCAATGATGCCGGTGCTAACCGCTGTAATGATCGCGCCGGTGATGCTGCGCTTGATCCAAGTTGTGTTTTCCTCGATCTTGTTCAGCTTTTCATTGATAGAGATAATCTGCTGGTCATGTCTGTCAGTCGTTCTTTCGAGAGTAGTGATCCGCTGATCTTGTGTTTTTTGATCTGCTTTGATCTCTGCGATTTCTTTTTGTAAAACATCATAATCATTCGGTTGTGTCATGTCCTGAAATCCTCCTGTCTCACATCGTTTTCACCTCCTTTGAGGCAAAATAAAAACACCGTTTTTTTACGGCGCGAACTTACAAGAAATGAGTAACCACAAGGTTTTTAATTTTCACGTCTATTTCTCCATTATTGGTCAACATAAGCCGCGGAGAGGCAGCTAATAGATCAACCTTCTGAGCGTCCCGGTCATTATTTTCTAACACAATGACATCTTCATAACCCTTCAGTGTATAGTTGCTTGTTCCCGGGATAATGTAAGTCATTCGAACACTCAGATTCGTCTTTTCATAAAGATAAATCGCGAGTCCAAGCTGATGACCTGCCGCATCAATATTTAGATAGATAGACTCTCCTGCTTTGATGACCTGCTCTTCTAAAAAGCTTTCTGAAGTAATAGTTTTCAGTGCTTTTACAGGGAGACCATCAGCTGGAATGTCTAAAGAAGGAGCCTCGAATCCTCCTGAAACCCGGACATCCTGTTCACCGGATCCAAGGGATTGATATAGGGCAAAATCAGACTGTTCCAAGTTGCCGTTGACATATCGGAAACGATAATACCTTTTGGATAAATAAACCCATCCTGTGTCACCCAAAGCATGTTCTGCTACATCGATAGATTCCACTGTGGACCAAGAATTCCCGTCGTCACTTTCTTCAACATATAATGACCCGGCTTTATCCGCAAAAGCATAGCCCCTCACTTTAGAAATAAGTACATCTCCCAGCCGGTCTTGGCCATATTGGTTATAAACCTCTGTAGCTTTAAGAGGCAGATTGGTAAGCAGCTCTGCGCCGCCGCTGACATCCATATTAGGAACTGTAAAATCCGTATCCCCCTCCCGAAATGGTTTCACCGCACCTGGTCTTGAATCAGCATCCAACGGAAACAAAAAATTGTGTTTAGCCAATGTTCATCCTCCTCTGTTTTTGTATATCTCTTTAATCTGGCTAATCAAACGGATGAAGCACGCGCCCATAGATCACCCCCTAAAAGGCAAAATAAAAAAGCCTATATGACGGCTTCCGGCGGGTATTCTTCATTAAAGATTTCTTTGTACTGCTCAGGAGACACAAGCCTATTATCTACCCCATCTTTGAAGTCTTCTGAGGTACAGTCTTTATAATAGAGTGCTTGTTTCACCATGTCTGTTGTGGCCCAATTATAGTAAAGTGCCAACACCCAAAAGTTCATTGCTGCTCCTCCCCTTTCAATTGAAGCGATTGAATCTTAAGCTTTGCCAGTTCCTGCCCCATAAGTTTGTATGACTCCTCGAGGGCTTTTCGAGCCAGCCTCTCCTCTGTCAGCTGGCGGCCAAGTGACTCTGTTAAGCTTGGCGGCGTATAGAGCTGACTCTTTTTTGATTCTTCCCACCACAACTGCAACTCCTCTTCCGACGGAATAGGCGTCCTTAAATTCCATTCTTCAATATAAGACCCATTTCCATCGTTTCTCAACACAAAATCCTTTTTGGGGATGGCCTCAGGATACTTGTACATGATGGCATCATATAAGATCATAAGCTCGCCTCCTAAATGTTTCGGTAATTCCGACCGCCTAATTCCAAGATATCGAAATAATTAAGAACCCCATTGCTGTCCATGATATAACGGGTCTTGGATCCGGAATAACCCGCATACACGTAAATCTCGATATAATCTCCTTCATCAAGTGGAACGTTTACTGTGCCTGTCACCGTCGCGTGAAATTCTGTTGAATCGCTGTTATCTTTTGGAGATGGAATGATGAAGCGATTCATCAATTTATATTTAGCTCCGTTCTTATAAAGATAAAGCTCAAAGTTTGAATATTGGAGTGAGTTTTCAATATACAAACTTGCGCCTACCAGGTACATACCGGAATGACTGGCCTTAAATCTGTTGGTTTTCGTATCAAACAATTTATGGCTGTCCTTGATGATTCGGTTGAATTTGATTTTCTGGAGTTCCCCTCTTATCAAAGCTTGTCTGCCCGTTGTCCCTATGTTCGCATGGGCAAAACCAGATATTTTTTCCCATTGGGTCCAGCCAGACTCATTCCACCAGTGCCGAATCCATGTCCCCGTATTATAGTAATAATCACCGGTTTCATTTGCAGTCCCATAAAAGTATTGAGTAAAACGATAGTTCGAACGCTTTTCGTTTTTCACAAATCCATAGCTGAGTGGATAACCAGTTTTATTGCCCTGGCCAATATCCATTAGTGTAATGCCGAGAGGATATTCACTTCCTGCAGTTCGGGCATCTTGTATCGCCTCTGAATCTGGTAAGACAGTCAATTTCTCATTGGTAAACGTTTGATCCGCGTATGTTTTCGCATTCTCTTCGGCGCGATCTGCTTTTTCTTGGGCAGCACTCGGCGTTTCCTTGGCATTCCATTCTGCTCTTTCTTCTGCTGTAATATGGATCGTTTCATCGCCAACATGCCGATTAAATTCAGCTTTTGAAGCTTGCTGCACATTCTCTACATTCCCAAGCCCAATTTGAGCCTTTGTCGTGCCGTGCGGATTATTCAGATCATTTTTATGGGCAGCCAAATCGGTATGCGCCTCTTTGATGCCTTTTTCCCAGCGGTTCACGTCATCTTCAGTTATCGGATCATCCGGGAGCCAGTCCGTCTTTTCTTTATAAGCCATTTATTCCACCACCTCAAATGTAAATCGGAAATCGAGCGTGCGGTTGGTACTGACATCCAGGTCAGGACTTCGTTCTGTAATCACGTGATCTTGATCATCAATGATTTTGACACTTTCAATGTGACTGACATCTTCCTCACGTTTAGTCAGTACAATGACAGTCGTGCCATTGATCGTGATGTCGGCAATCTCAGTTTCTTTCCCATTCAACAATACCTTTTTGATTCTGCTTTTCAGGTCGGTCGCCACGCGCTCCCTGTAGTGTTTTGTGATCATGTTAAAACCACCTCATTATTATCAAGTGTGACAGAATAGCCGACCCGGAGCTCCTTTATTTTTCGATATCTTCGATGATTCATAATGAACGTATCCTTAATCTTCAGCTGTTCATTAAAGCCCGGCCGAAATGTATATGCGAGGTGAGCCGGCTTTATATTTTCAAGTGTTTCAATAAGCTCTCTGACATTCTGCAGGTCGTCAATGTTGATATCTACATTAAAGCGGTACTCCTTTGGAAGCAGCCGAACTTGAGCCGAAGGATTCTTTAAAAATCGGTTTAAAGCTTGTTCGATAGCCTGATAAGTAGCCGGCGGAATATTAGATGTCTTCGATATCAGCCGTAGTCGCCTTATCTCTATAGAATCTCCAGATTCTCTGGCCACATTTAATAGAGCTTCCCACCGATCAAGGCCCCATGTCGCTGTTGTAATGAACAGCTGATCTGTCAGATCAAAAATATCATTGTTCTGCTGCTCAAACTCCGGAGCCTCCGCTTGTAGAATCTCACTCATTTCTCTGACTTTTGTGAGGAACGGCGGCAAATAGTTCTCCATTTCTTCAATCTTGCTCAAGGATCGTCACCGTCCCAAGCTTTGGAATGTCTTCATCCTTCAGTTCCAAGTTTTTCGTATCCCCGTTGATTTTCACATCAGCATAATCGCTGACAGACTCCGCGTTAAACACAATGTTATTGATTTTGGATAGTCGGACAATGCTTTCTGTAAATGCAATTTCTTTAAAAAAGCTTTTCACTTTATTTTCGATTTCTTTTTGAACATCCTCAATTGAGTAATCAGGTTCGGGAACAACGGCGACTTCAATATCAACTTTTTTATATACCGCGCTTTCGACGGTGACCGTCGCCCCAATCGGGGCCTGTCCCTCCCCTTTGCCTGGTTCAGGATCAATATAGTCTTTTACCTTATGGACCAAGGTTTCCGATGCAGGTTCCATTTTGGCATTCGTAATCACGATTTTAACCGTTCCATCTCCATCCCAAAGAGGAAATACCTTCGCCCGGCCAACTCCGTCTACCTCTTCCGCCCATTGCTTATAATGCATTTTATTTGCGCTTACGGCTTCCCGCCGGACCCGGACGGAATACCGCGCATACAATTCTTCGTCTGTTTCCTCTTCTTTTCCTGGAACTAGGAGTTTCCCCATGACAGCTGAATCAAGTCCTGGAATTGTATCGAGAGAAAGGAGAGGACGCCCGTCTAAATTTGCGTTTCCGGCTTCTCCGGCGGTTTCGCATTCCAAATATCCATCCCTCGTATATTTGAAATACAGATTGTCAATAAAGAAGCGGGAGCCTACGGGAATGTTAACACCTTTTGTAAATTTTGCGTCCCTGACTGCTTTTGTTGCTGGCTGCCTTTCCAAACCGGCTTCAGTGGCCCGCCTGTCTAAAAATTCACCTTGGGCAGTGTCGGCGAAGACCAATTCCAACACCGTGTCCAGCCAGATATAGGATTGAGCGAGTTCTGCAGCCGCTGGCGCCAGCGCATTCCAAATCACACTGTTTTCCCGTTTATCAATATCAGCTGGGACACGATCAAGCATGCGCTCCATAATCTCATCAAACGTCTGATCTTCAAACATCTTCGCCAATCACCTCCTCAATCTCCAAGGTTCCTTCATCCGTTTCAACCGTAAATGATACATGAAAGGCGTCCTCTATTTTATGAATTTCAAAATCTTTGACGGCCGTGATTCTTTCATCAAAAATCAGAGCCTCCTCGATCAGTCGCGGGATCTCCATTTCCTTATAAGCATCGGTCGTTTCATTGTCAGAAAGAACCTCCTGCAGTTCATTTCCGATATCATGGCTATAGATCGGATAACCATAACGTTCCGTTCGAAGGGCCATATAAACCATTTGTTTAATGGCATCAAGTCCTGATATGATTTCATTCGTTATACGGCCGGAATCAAAATCAATTTTATATGTTTTTGAAGTCTCAATGACGTCACTGTCATCCTCGATATCTTCAAATTCCACTTCCGGGGAAAGCGCCATGTCAGACACCTCCTATATCTTGTCGATCACAAAAAAAGATTGCCCGCCTGGCATGGCTGCAATCATCACATGGTCACCTGTATTCAATTGATTGTATAAACGGATGGTTTTTTTCTCACCGTCAAGCTCTATTTCCCTTGTATGTTCTCTTAAATGTTCAGCCACAACCAACAAATCAGAGGGAATCACCAATTTGTCATTGTCTCGAATTTTAATGCTGAGAGGTGAGACCGATACGATTTCCGCGGGCATCACATCGACAGGAGACTCTGCATTCACGGCTCCGAGAGCCAATTCCTTTATGGCATCACTTAATCTCATGATGCCGACGCTCCACTTGGCATATGGTTTTTAGGGACAACATCAATCGTCATCGTGTGTTTGGAGCCCTTGAATTCATGCTTGTCTGTATCGACCCAATACTTTTGTTTAATGCCGACCTCCGGGATCGAGATGTACACCGGCATGCCGCTTTGAAGATCCGGAATCCCAAGCGCCTGAATGCTTTTCAGCTCCTTTTTAACACCCTTTTTCTGTGACTGTCTAACTTTGGCCCGCTCTTGAAGCTGCGCCTGGTTGATGTTATCCGATACCGTTTCAACATACTGCAAAACACCATATTTTTTTATGCCGGTGCTGTCGCTTGCAGCGGCCGTATAAGTTTTGTTGTCTTTCTGTCGGCGTATTTTAACGCGTGTCGCCGTATCATTTATGGATGTACTGTACTGATAGTCCATAATGTTGACGCCAGTTTCTAATACCCAAATTTCCGATGGGTCCGGCCATGCCCGCAAACCAAGTTTTCCTTTGGATGAGTAGAGCTGAAAGTTTTTCCCCGTTTGCTTTTTGGTCTCTTTTAGAGCCTTCAAAATGATGTCATAAAGCGATGTGTCGTCTTTAATGACTAGAGATTTAATTGTATACCCTGTATTGGCGATCGATGTCTTTGGGATTTGAAAATCATTGGCGATCCGGTGGACAATTTGATCTGCGCGCTTGTTTGAAAAAACATAGACATCTTTATTTTTCACAAGATACTGCAGCATATCATAAGCAGTGAACACTAACGTATGTTCATCAGGTATCCCGGAAAACACAATGCCACGGAACAGCTCTTTGCCTTTCCACTTGAATAAAACCGTGTCGCCTTCCTGTACACTGTAATATTTTTGATCGCCTTGTTTGACCACGATCGTCGCTTGAATAGAACGAGGAGCCTGGTACCGCTGCCCCTCAAGGGAAATACTTTCTGTCACCAGCTCCCGCCATTCCGTTTCTTTTACTACGAATAGTTCAATCATATTCGTTCACCCCACCTGTTTTCATTGAGGTATCTTTAGTTTCTGGCCGGGAAAAATCCAATGACCAGGCTGCCTTATGTTTCGTTTACTCCGCTTGATCATTGCCGTTTTATTCGCATTCCAGATTTTCCGCCACTGCAGGCTGTTTCCATAAAATCGGCCAGCAATATGCCAGAGGGTATCCCCCTTTTTTACGGTGTATACTTTCGGCGCTGCCTTTGACGGCCTTTTCTTTTTCGTCTTCTTTTTTTGTTTGATCTTTCGCGGAGACGCTGTTTTATATTCCTTTAAGGTGATATCGAAATCACGATCCCCAATGTCTTTTTGGCCTTCATGGTGAGTAAAGGCATCGATGCTGCAGTTTAAATTGATCTTTGTTCCGGTAACGAGAAAACGAACCGGCTTTTTATTTTTCATCCACCGTTCGATCGTGGCAATTGCATTTTCCGGTGAAGGGAATCCCTTATATTCAGCCAAAGGTGAATACTTCTTTGGAAAATAAGAGGAGAACGAAATGGTTTTGGCATTCGGATCGTTAATGAATGTGAGCTCGCCAAATTTGGCCACTTGAACGGTTTCATTTGCCGTGTTGTTGGTTACGTCTATTTTTTCAGGAAGCACGGGGAAGCGCAGCTTTTCCTTCCCCTGGGATAGCCAAAATTCATAAACAGATTTAGTCAAAAGCTACACTTCCCTTCGTTCCAATGTTAATGTCTTCTTCTAACTCATCAACTAAGGCCTGTTTGATTTTATCAATTAAGCGTTCCACATCTTGATCATTGTGGAAATGCTGATCGCCATTAAAATGGATGTTGATTTCTTTGGTTCCAGACGGGACGACCGTGGCAGCACCAGTTTGGCCAGATGTGGCAATATCCACTTGATCAGATGACATGCCAGATTGTTGAGACGATGGATCGACCACATCAAGACCAAGAGCCTGTGCTGCCTGGGAAAGCAGATAACGGCCGCGGATGCCGCGCTCTTCTGGAATAATCCATTCCCGTTTTCCACCTTCACCGACACGAGCAATTTGTTCATTTGTGATTAACCCTCCGTTTGCGTAACCCTTATAGCCGCCGCCATTTCGCTTGCTTCTCATTCCCGGCGTATTAAAAACAGAACCGTACCGAGCTTTGATGTAATTGATAGCAGCCACCGCATTATGAATCGGGTTCCAAATATCATTTAACCCTTTCATCTTATAGGCATTAAAGGTTGGATCAATGGTTTGCATTAACCCTTTTGATGGCGTGCCGCGTTTCGCGTTGCTGTCCCACAGGTTAATGGCCTGCGGGTTCCCGCCTGATTCATGCATGGCCATTTGAGATAGAGGTCCAAGCCAATTCATCGACGTGCCTGTGATCATAAGAGCCTTCTGCAGCCAGTCTTTTATGTTGCCGCCGACTGCCCCCATTCCTGCAAAAGCTCCAGCAAGAGATCCGGCTTGTTTTTCAGCGAAGCTCTTCACATCGACTGAGCTTAAACCTTTCACGATACCAACAGACGCAAAACGCCCGAGACTCATCATGACTCGGGAGGGGGAGTGAATATCTAACTCATCGCGGAAAGCTTGTTCCACTTTCTTGGCCAATTCCTTGGCAGCTTCTTTTACTTCATTCTCTTTTGAATTCATGCCGGATACAAAATTACTAATCATGCCAGATCCCCAGCCTCTTGATGACTGTTTCGAATCAAGAAACGGCTTATTGATATGGGTGCTGACATATTGGTTTGTACCTGTAGGCGTAGCATTCTGGCCAGCCGCAAATCCTCTGACCGTATTCACACCCCATGAAGAAGCTGTATTCACTGTGTTTTGAAATGGCGTCTTCACTTTTGACTGTAGGAATCCATCTGTTCCGGTAGCTGTTGCATTCTGCCCTGAAGCATATCCGGTTACAACATTTTTCCCGAAGGATGGGGAGCTGGTGATCAGGTTATTAAAAGGCGTTTGAATGTTTTTCTTCTTCCAGTCTTCTATAGAAACAACGTTTGAATTGAGACCTGCGTCAAAGCCTTCTGTAAATTGCTGACCAAAAGACGATGCTTGATCCGTCATGTTTCCTGCATTCATTGATGGCAATACTGAAGCAGAATAGGAAGCAACACTCGAAATAGGTGCGACAGTTCCGGCATCTGTAGAAACAGAGTCGATATCATCAACAACCCGCATACCGAGTTGAGTTGCCGCTTGTGAGAGCAGCATCTTTCCGCGGCCCCGGTTGTTTTGAGTCGGGATGACAAATTCATTCCCGGCTTCTCCAATCCATGAAATAGTTGGTTTTGTGATGTAGCCACCTGTAGCCTTTTTATCAGGTATTTCTTTTGGCTTCCAGCCTGTCTTTTCTTCACCAATTTTTTCAAAGGTTGTTTTGTTTTTACCCTGCCACAGATCGTCCCAGCCTTGTTTTATACCGCCTCCAAAATCCTTTGCCTTATCCCAGACTTTTCCGACCCAGCCAAACGCTTTTTCAAACGCTTTTGATATGTCATTTGCGACCCCGACTATTGGTTTTTTAACATGTTCATCAAACCAAGCAGAAATATCGGTCCAGTATTTGATCACTTTATTTTTTGCCATCCAAAAATGACCGTAAATTTGGATAGCTGCTATAATAAGATTTTTAATGATCGGATCCCAGACGTTCTCAGTGAACCATTTCGAAACAGTGTCCCATGTTTCTTTGATCCAATTCCATGCTTGGACAAGCCAGTTCCAGATATCTGTTGCGGTCTGAATCGCAGGCTCCAAAATCGGATCCCAAACATTTTCAACGAACCAAGTTGAAACGGTTTCCCACGTTTCAGAAATCCAATTCCACGCCTGAACGAACCAATTCCACACATCTAATGCAAATTGAACAACGTGGGATAATACTGGATCCCAAACATTTTCGACAAACCAAGTTGAGACGGTTTCCCACGTTTCAGAAATCCAGTTCCATGCCTGAACGAGCCAGTTCCACACGTCTATTGCGAATTGAACAACATGGGATAATATTGGGTCCCAAACATATTCCATGAACCATGATGAAGCAATTCCCCATACCAACTGGATAGAATACCAGGCTACCGCAAAGAAGCCTACAACATTGTTTATAATTCTTACTCCAATATTGTATATAGGCGTCCAAACGTTATCTTGAAACCACGTCTTTACAGTTTTCCAAGTGTCTTGGATCCATGACCACGCTTGTTCTAACCAGCCCCAGACTTGAATAGCAAAATCGACGACAGGTTTCAGAAAAGGATTCCAAACATTTTCTTCGAACCACGTTGTGACGGTTGACCACGTATTCTTAATCCAGGTGAGCGCATCATCAAACGTTTTAGAGACAGGGTCGGATACATTTTCCTCAAACCAATCAGACACCTTTTCCCAGGTCTTTTGAATGTTGGCCCAAGCTTCTGACGATTTTTTCACAATGGTATCCCATGTTTTCATGATGCCGCCATCATCAATCCACTTTCCAATGGATTGTCCAAAGTCTGAACCGCCAATGCCGCCGGCGACACCACCAATAACACCACCGACTGCGGTTCCGACTCCTGGTGCAATTAAGGTTCCAACGGCAGCCCCTGCACTTGCTCCTGCAGCTGATCCTGCCAAGCCACCACCAAAACCGCCTAATTTTTCACCAGCATTGTCTTTATTCATGCCAATGAGTTCGGTCGCAGCAAGCGCGGTTCCTAAGATCGGAACGCGTTTACCGACTGATTTGGCCCCTTTTCCTGCTCTGCTCCAGAACCCGCCACCTCTCGTTTGATTTGGATTTGACGGAGAAACCCTTTCACCTTGACCAAACCAAGGGTTGCGATATTCCGGTCCTCGACGGCCTCCGCCAGCTCTTTTATTCTTACCACCTGGGGTGAGAGGGCCTCCTGTTCTTCCACCGGAACCCGGTCTGTTTTTTAGCCACTTGTAGCCTGCGAAAACACCAGAAATAAGCTTTCCAACTGGCTTGAGAAGACGTCCCACCTTACCGATAAAGGCTAAAGCGAACGCATCAGCAAGAAGGGCACCACCAACAGAACCTTGACCGGTGACCGCATCCCAATTTAATTTTGCGAGCTTCTTCGCAATCCGCATCGACAGCTCAACCGGATCCAAGGCATCCACAAAGCTGACAACAAATGTCCGGCCGGCTTTTGTTCCGGCATTGACGAATCCATTTTCGGATGATTTATCATCAATTCCAAGCAAACCATTGATAACCCCATTAATGATGCCGCCGTAAGTGCTGCCGAGATTGCCTGCCATTTTAATTAAGCCGGGTTCTCCCGTCTTTTTCCACCATTCTCCGAAAACATCCTTCGTATTGTCGAGAACAATATGCCAGCGGGTTTCAAAATCCATATCCCTGTATTTCTGCAGCTGATCAAACCGTTTTTTCAGCTTAGGATCCTCTTTAAATTTAAGCTCCAGCTCTTTCTTTTGTTTTTTCGTGAGCTCTCCAGGAAAAAGGATTTTAAACTGTTCACCGATGAAGCCAAATACATTTTTCGTCGGATTCAAGAAGCTTTCCGCAAAGGCCTTTCCTGCCTTCTGAGCTTTATTTGTAAGGTCCGTCAGGACAAACGAGTATTCACCGCGCCATTCTCTAAACGCTTCAAGAGCCGGCTGAAACGCCTCCGCCAGCCCTTTTCCCCATGGCATGAGAATGGAGTTATTGATAAATGACTTAACCCCTAAAAATAAGTTTGCGAGGTTGTCAGACATCTTGACCATCATGTCATTGTATTTGCTGAATTCTTTTGTGACCTGCGGCCAAGTTTTAGAAATGTCCTGCCCACTCTCCGCTAATTTCTCAAGTTTGCCGCGGGCCTCACCTGAGATCGCCCCCATTTCTTGCAGGGCTGCCGTCGCATCCCCGATCGGACGGCCAGACTTGATCCCATCATAGAGGCGTCCCATCCAAAGAGCGACTTCCGAGAATGGCCGCTGCACACCTGCAGCCACGTCCCCGACAAGCTTCATCCCTTCAGCAGTAGAAAGGGCATTCCCTGTAAAGACCTGCAGCACCCGGCTTGATTCAAATATTTCATCCCGGGTAAATGGAGTTTGACCAGCGAATGTTGTTAATTCGTCCAGCCTTTGATTGGCTTTAGCTTGGCTCCCAAGTAGGGTTTCAAATGCAGTCGTCATATTCTGACGATCGGCGACCATCTTCAATGGAACAACAACCCCTCCGGTTGCCCCAGCTCCTACACCGAGAATTCCGAGTGTTGAAGTTGCCGCGGAAGCGATCGCCTTCAAAGGCTTAGTTGCAAGGTCTAACACTTTGACAGTGGCGGTCCATGTCCGGTTCAAGTGTTGGTTCGCAAAAGACGTAACCCGACGGGCAGGTGCTGTAAACCGATCAATTGCTTGAATACTTGATTTGTAGTATTCCGGAATTTCACGCCTGGCACTTGAGACAATTCGATTTACGGTTTTCGTCACCATATCTACCGCCCGAACTGTCACATGATAACCTTTTCCCAGCTGATCTTTGGCATACCTGGAAATACGGCGAATGACGGCTGTCGCTCGATCATTTGCCTCAATGAGGATTCTGCGAGGACCAGATAAGTGACGATCCAAATAACGTCTCAGGCGCTGGATCTGCGGTGTTGCCCGGTCTACCGCTTTCATCATGATTTCATGGGTACGCGGCATCCGCCGCGCGATAAACCGATTCATTTTTTGCATGGATCGGGTGGCCAAATCTTTCACAGACATAACAAGCTGGTGAGACTTTCCAATATCCCGAAGGATGAACATATGAATTCTTTTCAATGTTTGGCTGGCCCTATCTCTTACCCGAATGACAAAAGGACGCTGTTCAGTCCTTTGTCTGAGTCTATCAATACGAACCATCTCACCCCGAATCGCACGTAGACGGGAGGTCATGCGATCCTGCAAATCAAAGCGTGCAGTTAATTTGGCCATAATCTATTTACCTCCCTTCTTTGCCTCTTTCTCTAAAACTTCAAGCTTGTGACCGATAAGCCCAAATAAAAATGCCTTAAAATGTCGAGGCGCTTCATAGACTTCTAATAGTTGGGATGGAGAATAATGAAGCTCATGCATGCAGTAATACAAATACACGGCCTCCTTATTCCCATCCTTGATTAGTTTTTTACAGCGGCTTCTAAATCTTCTGGATCGTCTTCAAAGCCGTTGATTTCGATTGCTTTGTTGAGCCAGTTCGCGTATTCACCGCCGACAGACAGCACGCGCTTGGCGACTTCTACTGGATCAGGCGTTTTATATGCCTCTCGCAACTCTTTTGAACGGAAATCCGGGTAAACAGTAGACTCAACCGCAATTCGGGCATAGAAACGTTGAGTGTCGAGGTCTTTCACGCGACCCCGGCCTTTCACATTTTTATAAGTTGTGTTCTCTTTTTCTAACTCATCGATGCGCTCTGTCGTGATGGCTTTGAACACAAAAGGAATGACGTTCCCCTCTTTATCTTTAAAACGCTTTGAGATAGGCACCTTTACTTCTTCAGCTTCCTCTGTTTGTCCTGGCATAAAGAAGGAAAGATCATACACTTTTTCGTTTTGTTTTTCGCTCATGTTTATTAGCTCCTTTTCATTTTGTCTTTAGGCAATAAAAAAACACTCTCGGTGTATGAGAGTGTTATGGTAAAATATTCTTTGTGCAAAGTTTTCGGCTCACTCAAGGGAAGTTGGCTCATCCCCTATGGAAGGGGGTGATGCTTATGACAACATACGAAACAATCTCATTAATGATTGCTTTTGGCATGTTAATTGCCGTGTTGTCTAAAAAAGAAAAATAGACTTCCCTTGAGCCCGCAAAGTTCGTAGGGAAAGTCTATTTACAAAAAGACACTTTGAGCCAGCCCCTTGAGGGGCCACTTTGTACACCTGACTCGACTGTTGCCCGCAGTCGGGTCTTTTTTAGTATATGCATTTTCTAAAGAAGTAATACCTCAATCATGTTGTAGTCATTTCATAGTCTTATACTATAATATAGCATATTTTATACCTAAAAGCGTATTTTTGAAAAGAAAATTGCCCCAAAAGTTCTCTTTAAGCAAACAAATTAGAAATTTTCATTCAGCTTCTCAGGCAAATCAAAGTCCTCAAAAGTGAACGGCACTTCCTCCTCAAGCGCCTCTGAGTCTACATCGAGCCCCGCGATTTTGGCGGAGTCAAAGTTCACATCAAACAGTGTGACTCGTTCTGTTCCGCGGCCGGAAGACTGGTCATCGAGAACGGCTTGCAATGTGAAATACGGATCTTCTCCCTTTTTCACATAGTTCAGCATGAGCTGCACAAACCTTGAAGTAACTTTGTAGAACGTGGCTGTTCCTGTTCCATTTGCTCCCGTTGTCTTATGCCCTGTCATACGGCGGCCCATGACATTGACCTCTGCTTTATTTTTCTCCACGTTTGCTTCAAATGTTTTAATAAAGGCCAGTTCTTCCCCATCCAAAAACAGACGGCCCTCTTTTCCTGAAATCGTGTTTTGAGCTTTAAAAGCCATCTTACTTCACCTCCACATTGAAGTAGAATTTTTCAGCTGCGTCAACCGGCTGAACGGCCAAGTCAATTAAGAATCCGTCACGGTCCTCATTCAGCTTGATGGTCAGATCATTTTCTGAATCAAAGCCTATAATTCCGTCTCCGTCTTCAAGTGTCGTCAGGTATTGAATGATGAGCGTTTTGACATACTGGAGACCGTCATCAGAAGCCGGGATGTCACTGCCGGTTCCTTTCCTAGATTTAATGAGCGCTTTAAGTTCCCGCGTAAGATCGTTGTTGATCGCATCCAGAACCCGGATGATTTTGTTTTTTGAGAACTTCTTATTTTTCTCGGCAGTAAAGGTCGTGAGAGAATTAATATCCTTTTCAACGCTGACAGATTTATCGCGGGCGTCAAACGTGAATAAAAACTCTCCGTTGTTCAGCTTCTCAATGACTGTGTCATCGTCAAGGCGGTTCAGGACATCCACCGCGCCTTCGTATTCAACAAAGGTCAAAGATTGATTGAAAGAAGCTCCCGCGCTGGCCCCGGCAACCCATGCTGTAGCCTGATGCGGCGCAATCTCTGTACCGTCTTCCAGCAGCACACCTTCTGTCACATTGATAATGCCTTCATAATCGCCTTTATAACCGGAAAGAACACCTTGAACCTTGCGCCCTTGCTTATCCCGTAAACGCTGAATAAAGGATACGAATGTGGCTTTCAGCTGCTCACTGTTTTTCACCGGTAATGCGATGGTATCGAAGTATTCTGTTTCGGCTGCCTCCAAGAAGTCCATATAGTCTTCATTCGATACACTTTTGTCTGTGCCGCCAGACAACCGGGCTCCGGCAGAAGGGTTTAATTTTCCTTCTTCCTTGTCACCTTCAGCCCCTGAAAGCGGAATTGTAATGGTCAGTTCTCCCTTTCCAGTGAAGGTGACATATTGGTTTGACTCGAGTTCCTCCGCCTTAGAAACCGTTTGTTTATCGACTTCAGACTGATTAAAGAAGGTGGTGACATCATATTTAGAAGAATCCAGGACATTTTCGCTGACTTGAATAATAATGTCATTGCCCTTTGAGCCGCCATAATTGGCCGTAGCTTTTACACCTTCACCAATATCACCCGTAGCCCGGTTTCCTTCATTCAGGCGATATAAGAGAACAGTCTGCGCTTTTTTCTTGGCTTCTCTGAAAAGGAGGAGGGTTGGATCATCAATTGGCAGACCAACTTTCTTATTCAAGTCCTCAATGCTTGAAATTGAAATGAACTTTTTCGCTTCTCCCCAACTTGTTTTAACAGGAATAGCCGCAATCCCACGCTCACCAAGAGAAACGCGTTCCTGGGCTGTCGTTTTGAAATTAAAATAAATGCCGGCACGTTCCTTTTCCTTGCCGGGCGTAAATGTTCCGCCATTCATTTAGTTAGCCTCCTTCCGAAGAAATTCGCGAATGCGTTTCTTCGTCTCTGTTTTTGTCACTTGCTTCTGATCTAAACCAAAAAGAGCACCGTCCAGAACTTCAGGTTTAACCCCGAATAGCTCTTTACTGTGCTCCCGTAAGTCTTGAATATGAAAAAGAGATTCAGGGCGGCGCGTGGCAGTCAGTCCCTCAACCTCTTCATTTTTTGCTTTCTTTGTATCCACTTATTTCACCCCGCTTGTAAAATCGAAATCTTGCAGAGACGGCTTTTCATCTCTTTTGTACCAATATCGGCTGTTCCATTGAACAACCAATACAGCAACTCCTTTATCAGATATTCGTGATTCTATCCGATTGATTCGCAAGGATTCTCCCGTCTCCGTTCCTTCAGTATCAACAAGAGGAATCGTGCTGCGCCTTTCCCGTACAGCCTCAGCGATCTTCTCAGCTTCATCGTGGGCCTGTTGTGAATCCTTATGAAACAGCTTCACATTGAGGCTGTACGTTTTCATATACGTTGACACTGTGTCATTCCCATCCGCTACGGAAGGCGGCGGGAAATAGAGAGACGGGGTTTTAATTTGAATAGGAATCTCCCGGTCATATATTTGGACGGGAAATACTCGATAAAAGAAGTTCATAATGGACCCAACTTCATCGTTCAAGCCATCACCACCTTTAGAATTCATCCAGCCACTCCTGAAGCTTGCGGTCTAAACTTTTTTCAAACATTCGCTCAAAGATCGCCAGGGCATTGTCCCAGAACCCGGATCCGTCGATCCATTGAAACTTCAGCAGCATTCCGGTTTCCGCAGCGGGATCATATTCAAAGCGGTCACCTTTCCATCGCCCAGGAACCCACCGGCGGTCGAGATTCTTTGATGGATCAATTGTAAAGTGCCCGTCGTTTACAAAAGAAGCATATTCCAAGTTGGTCCCTACATCCAATGTCAGATTGCCGGCTGTCGTAGAGAAAATATTGTCTGCGTCACCCTTCTCAAAGGAGTTTAACAGGCGCCGCGTTTCGACGGTTTCAGTTTTCATAATTTCATCTTGCACAATATCCAAAAACTCATAACCCATCGCCTCAAGCCAAAGCTCATATTGACTTTGAAGCCCTCCGTCAATTGCTTCATCAAGTGCTTGTATAAATTCATCTAAGCCGTCAATTCTCATAGATTGCCACTCCTGACTGCTGTCACTTCAATGTGATGATTTTTAATTTTTCTTGGCATCTGCAGCTTATAAGAAGTTCCTTCCCAAATCACTTTGTCATTCAGTCGAATATCCGCTGAGGCTGGAAAATGAACCAGAAAGGAGTGAACGATCAATGTATTCGGCTCCTGCTGCACAACGGATTGATTTTTCTCCGTAAAGTAACAAGCTTGATCTAAAATATCCGGTTCATCGGGATACGAGAATTCTGGCTGGCCATCCTGAACCGGAACACCATATCGGGATTCCGCCGGCTGTTCCTCTTTTAAATGGTAGATGTCACAGCGGTGTGTTAAGAGCCGGCTGTAACTCATAGTGCCCTCACCCTAAGGAGAGCAGATCCTTTACCATCAGGTGGGACATTTGGATCCTCAACAAAATCTTTTAATAGATTTGTGACATCTGGCTTTTGAATGGTCTGACCATCTCCAAGCGTATAGGAATAGTCGCCGATTTTTTCAGATTTATAGCCCTTGACGATAGATTCATCAGAATTAATCAAAGCGAAATATTGCGCCAGCTTTAATAAGGCCAGCTTGACCTTTTCTGGCAGCGGCTGATATTTCTCACCAGAGAAATCATGGCCGACGATGCTTTGAATTTCGGTTTCTGCCTCCAAAATATCGTGCTGAAGCAGGTCCTCAGGCCGAGACTTTACCGCTTCGAAAACAGAATAAGCAATCACTTCCTCAGGAGTGATCAGCATGCCGCGTCACTCCCCTTGTTTCTGCAGGATGAAAGCAATCCTTTCATCTGCGTTTTTGAACGCAGCAGGATCGCCGCCAAGATCAGAGATAATGTCCTCTTGTCCCGCCTTCGTCATGCCTCGCAATTCTGATTCTGTGTATGTTTTTGAAGCAGAGGACGTCGCTGATGTTTTAGCGGCCGTTTCCTCTTCCTTCGATTCGCCGCTGTCTTCTGCGCCATCATCCTTGGACTTGCCATCAGTCTCGGGGTCTTCTTTCTCTTCTTTTTCTTTGATCAATTTGCAATCAAACTGTTCATTGTCTTTAAGATAGAGATACACCGATTTCTTGACGTCTCGCTCTGCACCCAGGGTAAAAACATAGTCCATGACATCGTAAGTTTTCCCTTTGATCAGCTGCGCTTTATAGGTATCTGCCATACGTCTTCACCTACTCTTTGACCTTGATGATTTTGGCTACCGCGTCCTCTTCCTCAAACACACTATCCAGTTTTGCAGTCAAAACAATAATGAATTTTCGGCGGCGGATATCTTTATCGACTTCAATTCGGATATTACGGGAGAAGCCGAGCACGATGTTTTTCGGATGAGTCAAAATGACGTCTGATACATCGATCGCTTTTTCTCCTTCGCCGGTGGAATATGGCTGCATGTTTGCAATTCCCTTGATCGGCACACCAAAAGCAGAAGAAAGCCCGCCTTGAACAGCAGCATCCCCTAAGTTGGTTTGACGATCGGCCACCTTATCCTTCCATTCAACTTCGATACCTGGTGAAGTATAGAAACGGAATTGCTGCGGCACGCGCAAATATTTAGGCGGTACAGCCTTATAACCCCGTTTGAAAATTTGCCGTGACAACTCTCCCCCCGCAGCATCCACAATGTGAGATTGGGCTTGCTTACGGATTCCATCAATTTGTGCAAGGAATGAATCATCTGATTTTGAATCACCGTTAATGATCAATTCCTCGATATCCACTGCTACGCGCTCAGCCAGCATCTGCATGATGGTGTTTTGCAGGCCATCTTTTTCGATGTTGTTTTCGAGAGTGTCATACGTGATGTGGACTTCTGCGATGACTTCTTTTGCGTTCAGACCGATCGTACTTGTAGTTGGAACAGCTCTTTCATCAGAAGAAAGTGACTTTCCTTCCTCTGCTGCCCTCAAAATACGCTGGCCAAAACCGATCTTCTCAAATTTCTGTGCATCGTGGTCCATCGGAATGACGCGGGCATCATTTAAAATTGTTGGCGTGTCTTGCACCATACGGATAAACGTTGACGCTTGAGTTGGATTCATCAGCCCGCCGCTTTTCAGTGAAGCGAGCGTCATTTCTGCCTTGTTGATAATCTCCTGGTTTCTCATCGTTTTCCTCCTTTAAAGTAAGCCGTCCCAAACGGACTTTTTGACTTCTTCTTGGTCTAATACTTGGTCATCCCCGACTTGTTTTGAAAGACTGCGGCTCTTTTCAACAGCTTCCAACCGCTCTTGAATAGGTGAGAGCTTTTGTTCAAGCAGCTCATCCATTTGTTTGATGACGGACTGTTCTTGTTCTTCACCCTCTCCGTCGTCCTCTGCAGATTCCGCTTCCTTTTCAATTTCATCAAGTCGCTTAGTGATCGGGTTTAATTTGTCATCAAGCAATTTCTCAATATCTTCTTTTTTCAACTCGTCTTCCTCCTCTTCGACTTCTGCCTGACTCAGCAAATTGCCAAGTGCAGTATGAGCGCTTTTAATTTCCTGTAGGTTAGCAGCCGAGATTTTACGGCCAGCCTTTTGGAGTTCTTCCGGTTTTGGCCCGATCGCCTTCTGAATATCATCAGCAATCAATATCTCCTGGGCGATATTCACAAAGTCTTGCAGGGCTTCTCTGATTTTTTCAGGATCGTTTTCCATCTCCTCATTAGGAGAACCCCAATTAATTAGAACTGAGTTCAACGCATCTTGAGCAGCCCAAAATTCGCGGCCGCTCCGTCCGTAGTTAAATCGATCCTGAACTTCTCCCTTTGTAAAGAAGTTTTTCAGCAAATTAAAAAGCCCTTTCTCTTCATTGGCAGAATGAGAAAAAGGCTTCTCTTTTTGTTTTTCGATTGTTTCGGCGGTCCCAGCCATTGAATATCCGGTGATGTCGCCTTTTTTGATCTGTTCCCAAACCTCATCCGAAGCTTTTGTGACAAGCACCCAGGATCCTTTTTTTATGGTTTCACCATTGACCTCAAAGTCCGCCGGCGCGACATAGGATTCCACCACTTCACCGACACCGCCTTGAAAATCATGCTGATTATCAATCTCCCTGGCATCCTTCAGGAATCCATGGGCTGCTTTCTCGATTTCGACAGCGGTCATGAAGTCACCGTGTGCGTCGGGCGTATCTGGTTCATATACGATGCCGTATACAAGCTTTTTTTCATCCTCCGCTTTTGTCAGGACTTTGATTTCTTTCTGAAAATCAGGCTGTTTTTCTGACTTCATAAAAAAGAACTGCTTTTGATTAGCAGCCTTGTCTACGTAGGAAACATGTGTGATTTTAGCGTTTACCAATTCTCGTGGCAATGTTGTTCACCTCCTTTCAAAATAAAAAGACCTTCATGTTTGAAGATCTTTTAATTAACATGTATATTTTGGAGTCTCTTAATTAATTTTTTAGTTAACCTATTGTACTTAATAGCATCCGTATAACTTAGTTTTTGGGCTTCAACAGGATTATGTACCGCATAGTTCCTTAAGCTATTTAATTCTCTAAAACCCTCATAATAATTTTGGTCCAAATAACCTTTATTAACAAGTTGTTTCATTATACCAACAGCGTGATATTTTACGTTTTTTGAATCTATATTTAATTTTTTTATGACAGAGTTTAATTCTTGTTCAAGTAACTGAAAGGACATAATGATTGCTAGATAGGGAGCTTCACTGGCTATGTTATAAAAGTTAGCATTTGAACCATCATTATTTATTACTAAAGAACCTTTCAAATCAGCATTTGAACTTTTTGGCGATTGCTTTTCATTTGTTTGAGAAGCATCTGACTCAGATTGATCCGTATCAGGACCCTCCAACTCTAATGCAGCTTTTTGGAGTCCTTGACTAAAATTAGAAGTAGCTTCAAAACCTCTAAATTTAAGACTAAAGTTAGCTACTTTTTCGATTAACTCAGTCACAGGCTTTTTGAATATCAACATTGTTGTCAAAACAACAATCGGCCAGGTAATAGATTTAATAACAGATGACCAAAACTCTAATTGATTCATACTTCCCCTCATTCCCAAAAAGTTATGAGGATATTATACTACTTTATTCCATATTTGCTAAGGCTTCTCTTCGAATCTCTTCCTTTTTTGCAGACAACTCTAAAATTTAATTCTCGGGGCACTATTGTTCACCTCTTTTCTTTAGAAACTATCTTGTTTTTTATTCTTAAAGTGATCTTTTTTCATTTTATCTGTCTTCTTTTTCACTTTTCTTCTTTTAAGTCTTTCTTCATCATTTAAGAACCCCCATATTCTTGGAAATTTCCCTCTTAAAAACTTAGAAATTTTATTTTCCTCTTGAGTTAGTAAGTGATGGTAACTAAATAAACATAAGTAATTAAGCATGAATAAAACAATACACCAATAAAGAAAGTAAACAACTACACGAAGATACTCTTTTAACTGCTTATCACTAAAGAAAGCATCATAAAGAATTAGATATAAAGCTACAGTCCCCAGAATTATCAAGACAATTAAAAGCTGATGAGATACTCTAAGGATTTGAAGTATAACACTTAATAAAGGATTTTTAATCCTCTTAATAAATCTATGCCACATAGTGTCCTTATATAGAGCATGGAAATTCTCCCAATATTCATTATGAATCTCCAACCTTAATATCAAAAACTGTTCCCAAAAATCACTCCAATCTTTTGCTTTTCCAGTTTTCTTGTATTTGTAATAATACTTCTCGACTCTGAAAATACGTTCAATAATAGCTCTATTAGCTAATTTAACAAGAGAGAATTCTCCGTTTGTTATTTTCGTGAAAAAATTATTTAATCTTTCTTCCCTCTCTTTATAGTCTAAGGTTTTAAAAACCTTTTCCAATTCTGTATGCAAAGGCTCACATACTTCATTTAAACTTACATTTAATTGCTCCTGAACTTGTTCAGATTTTTTATTCAACCTTCCAAAATAACTTATCAATAATGCTGAAGCTATTGCTCCAATAAGCGGAGCAAAATCTTTGAAAAATTGGGCAAGCATAAAAAAAACTCCTTTTATATTCCATATCTCTACTGGATATTATAAAAGAAGTTTAAAAAGTTTTATACTCTACTGAAGTATTTGATCGAATAGCCTCTTTTTCCTCAGCTGACAACCCTAAAATTTTGTGATCAACCACAGGTGTTAGAACGCAATGACAATGAACCCGCTCTGCAGCTGAGAGTTTTGAATCCCTCGGATGCATGCAAGTCTCACCGCTGCCCGGGATCGTGAATTCTTCGTCTACACCAACAACAGTTCCATCGAGTGCCATATGATTTTCACGAGGATTGTTTTTCTTTCCTCCGCTGTGCCTCCACTTTTTCCCGATGACAGCCGGCGATTGAGAATAAGCCTCCTGCTGCGCTGCAGAGGAAGCGGCAAGCACTTCCGTTATGGCTGTTGTCCGCGCTCGAGGTCTATCAAACTGCGGCAAGTCCCGGAGAGTCAATTCAATGTCCTGAATAGAAGAACCGTTCTCAATGGCTTCTGTCAGCACATTTTCTACCGCCTCATGGGTATTTAATTTCATAATCTCGGCCAGCTCTTCAGACCAGCCTTTGATCCAATTAGTTGAACGACTCGAAAGAATTTTAAACGGGACTTCCGGATCCAATGAATCCATGATGACAGAAGCCAGCTCCTCAATGGTCTGCTGAAGGAAACCTTCTGTCAGCTCTTGAAATTGCTCCTCGAAGTCGTCCCCTGCAAATAGATTCTGCGTAAAATACACCAGAATGGCTTCTAACGTCTCTTTTGAGTCTTTGCTTACAAAATCATTCAGACCACTTAAAAACTTCTTACGCTGGCGCCTGAGCAATCTGGCGACCTTTTTTTCATATTCCTGAACATAACCGGGTATTTTAGAAAGGCCGGGGAAATCAGGTATAACCTCCACGAGTGATTTTTCATCATCTTCCTCGGCCTTTCGAATAAAGACGTTCAGAATGTTTAAAAGCTGATCGGTCTTATTCATTTTGCTTCAGCTCCTCGAGGACATCCCTCATATCTTTCAGCAACATGATCAAATCCTCTGAACGATTGTCTTTTGATTTTTGAAAAAGAGCCTGCAGCGGATCAGAAGAATTGTTTTGAGCTTTACCAAGCGGCCGGCTGTATTCATCCTCCGGCCATTCTTCAAGTGTTTTCCCAAGCACGCGGCCAGCCAGATCCCGTAGATCGTTGGGAGATACAGCGCCGGCATTAATAAAAGGCCCTAACACTTTGGCAATCTCCATCGGATCACGGAAGTCTGGACCTTTTAAAGTAAGCTGAGCATGATAAATATTCAAATCAGACAGAAACAAATTATTCAGTTTGCCGGTTATGATCTTCCTTTCTGGCTGAAAGACTTGTTCTTCTGTGATTTTTCGAGCGGTATCCGCCGTCGCCTTGTTATACTCGTGTGCTTCCCCTGTATAAAGCGGTGGCAAGCGGAAGGCAGAACGCAGCTTGCTTCTGCTTTTCTCGTCATATTCAAGGAATAGGGCATCTTGCTGCAGAATTTCGCCCAGGGACTTAATATCAACTTTGACGGAGGACACATCCTCTTCGCCGGTAATGCCCTTTTCAGTTGGTATTCCCTCTACTTCAAGCAGGAGGAATTTATGAGCGTTTTCTGTGCCTTCAAGGTCATTCATGTACTCCTGAAGCTGTTGATAAGAGGATTCAGAAAGCATCCCGTTTTCGACTGTGATGGCTGCCGGGATATGGCGCCCTTGCTTAAAATACATGTAATTCAGTTCTTCCGCTTTTCTGGCCCCGTATAGATTTACAATATGTCCAATCCAACGGGGAACGCCATAAGCACCGCTGCCGAGCTTGAAGTGAATGACTTCGTTAGCTTGAAGCTCCTCTGGAGTGTTGGCTTCATATTTGCCAGTCCGCAAATTCATAATTCGCGGATCCCCGTATTCCTTGAAGAAGACCTGTTTTCCATCTACCATCTGAACGTACTTCCGGAATCTTTTCTTCCGCTTCATCGTTTTGATTTCATTGTGCTCCCGAAATGTGAATTCTACTTCGATCGGCTCCGTATAGTGACACACCCTCATGCTTTTAACGTCCAGGTATTCAACTCCCGCTGGTTTCCCGGCCCCGTTGCGGAGGACTTCTAGAAATCCGTTTCCGGTTTTCTCCCGGTCTTCTATAGCATACCCGACAATAATTTCGGCCGATTCGTCAAAATGAAGGTAGCGGATAAATTCCTCAAGCCGTGTCCAGTCATTTTCCGCAGCCTGCTTTTTTTCAGACTGTACATCATCCCCATTGATATCAAAGGTGTATTCCACATCAAAGCCAAAGCCGAGAATATTTGTCTTATAGGCATGAATGCATTGCTGCAGAATCGTCGAATATTCTGCGATACTTTTCAGTTCCTTCAAATTGTAAGGCGGCGCAATGATGTCATTTTCTTGATAGGTGAACTGATCTTCATAAATCTGTTTAGTCGTTTCGCTCGACGCATTCGCTTTGAACACGGTGGCTTTCACAGATTGTTGAGCCATGCTTTACCTCCTCTCTCTATTTGGCCGCGGCCGGATTTTTGGTTTCTCCTTCAGATCGGTGACCTCGTAATCATCTAGGGCGTACCAGATGGCTGAAAGAGTGTGAGGATCAATCTTGAATTCATCTTCAATGATGTTACCCAGCTTGTCCTTTTTATAGGTCAGCGGCTTAAGTTCAAAAATAGTGTTTTTACACTGATCGGAACAAATGATTTTTTTGAACCGCTTGATCTTTTTCGTATACTGCAGGCGCGAACCTTGGAACTTATGTGCTCCCGCCATATTGAAACCCTGCTGCCGGAAATACTGAATCGTTTTAGGTTCTGCTGAATCAGCTTTGATAAGCTCCTGGTTTTTCTTGAATTCTTGGAGTTCCTCTGCAGTTCGGTCATCCGTCATTCCTCGCTTGTAATACTCCCAGTAGACATAGAGATATTTTTTCTTATGGTCCACCGCAAGCCGGACTACAGCGTTATAGGATTCTTCAAAACCAAAGTCCATGCCTACCCGCTTGATGGGACGGTCAATGTTCGAGATGGCCTGCATAACTTCATCGTGTGGCCACTCCTCAAACTGAGGAAAAACCCGAACCCCATTCACGCCAAAATGACCTTTCCGGGCGATGCGGTATAGGTCTGGATCGTGAGTTTTCAAGTCTTCCAGCTGCTCGATATAGCTTTTAGGCAGAAATAAATTATCATCGGCTGTCGAGTGATGATAATAGGTGTTATTTTTTATGATTGTTTTCTTTTTGTACAGCTCTTCGTCATCCAAGACAAAGAACTGATTTACGTCATCTTTGAAAAAGTGTTTATACGACCAGTTCCCTTTGCTTACAGGGTTTGTTGATAGGATCATATGAAGCTTTAAATTCGGGTGCCGCAAACGCCCCAACAGCTCTTTAAATCCGTCATATTTAACTTCTGAACACTCTTCAACCCATACAATTGATACGTTATTGATCGATTTCAGCTTTGCTGGCTTATCCATCCCTTTAAAAATGATCTTGCTGCCATTAGGGAATCGTATTTGCATCGGTGAGCTGACGCACCGGATTTTGTTTTCAAGCCCTAAGTCTGTGATGATCTCTTCAATCAGGGAAAAAGTCGAATCCCTGTGCGTATCATAAACTTCCCGGACGACTAAGGCTGTCCGCTTTTCCTGCAGTAGCTTCAAAATCAATTTCAGGGCTACATGATAGCTTTTGGATGATCCGTAACCACCGACGAGAAAATAAAATTTCTGCGACCAATCAAAAAGAAAGTCCCTGAAACGGGGGTTCACTTCTTTTTCCATCATCGCTCACCTTTATCCTTGATGATAATTTCAAATGTTGAGTCATTTTCATTGTCGTTCAGTCGCTCGACTTCGGCTTTCGTTTTCTCGATGTTCAAACGCATTTGATCAAGTTTAAGCCGCCGCTCATCTTCTTCATGCGCTAGCTGATCAAATTGCTTTATCAAGCTCCGTAGCTCACCCATAGCCCGCGATTGAGCATTCAGGAAGGTTGCGTGACGGTCCCAAGCGAATTGTACTTCGTACTGCTTTTCTTCGGCGTACTTGATGTCGTCGCCGACGATCAGACCTTTCACTTTTGACAGCTCCTTGGCTGTGTCATCCTTATCCTTTACAAACATGATCCGTTGCGCCCGGATAATGGCCGCGTATTGGATCTGGATTTGATCCCATATCATATCGGCAGGGCTGCGTTCCTGAATCTCTTCCATGATCTCAAGCGTTTCCTCCGGAAGAAACTTGGAGAAAAAGCCATGAGTCACAGCATTCTGATTTCCCTTTGGTGCTGCGCCACCTTTGTTCCCCAAAGCATTCATATTGCCGGGTGGCGCACCTACCTTTTTTGTGTGCACACTTTTTTCAGAGGGTGCACCCTTTTTTCTTTCCCAACCGTGCCGCCTTTTCCATGACTTAATGGTGTTCACTGACACCCCGTACTTTTCGGCGAGGTCCTTGTATTTCATTCCTTTGACGTAATCTTTCTGTGCTTGAATGTGCTTTTCGGCCATCTACATTCACCCGCCGCCCCCTTCTCGGTTGTGTTTGTTTTGTAATTATCCAAGAGCTAAACTTGCTGGGTTGATTCTCAATTCCTTGAACAACTCTTTTTGGAGTTGTTCTCTCCGTCTAACCTCATCTATAATTAATTTAGGTCTGCAAATAGGCAACACAATTCCTTCCTGTAAAAAAATATTGTGATGCCGGAAATAAATAAGAGGTGATGAAATTGTTGATACGTAAATATGAGAATAAATGTTTATGCGGGCAACCGTACACAATGGAGTATGAAGGTGAATATCCATTCGCTGAAAGATTTAACACCACTTGCCCTAACTGCAATCGAAAAATTTCCCAAAAAGCATCTGTTCTTTCAATAAATTTTGTCTTTGATAAAGACTGGAAAGGTAATAAATGAAGCACTCTTTGGAGTGTTTTTTATTCTCTCTAAACCGCGCCCACACTCAGGGGCCTTCTTTAGCCGCCGATTGTCTATCCTGAGATTCACTGGACACGGTTTACAGAGAACATAAAAAAGCACCCCGCAGGATGCTTTAAATTTACAAAACAAACTCGACAGAGTACAGTTCATCATATTTTCTAACTATACTCTCATTTAGTGTAATAGTTGCATTATTCTTTTTTCCGTTAAGAATCGTTTTTATAAAATCCCCTTCAGTACCATCAATCTCTGATTTAAAAATCATACCGTCCTTAAATTTAAGCACTACTTGTAACTTCATTTCATTCACCTCCCGCCTTGATATCGGAAAAGAGATGGAAAAATAAACACTTTGCAAAATTTGTCGAACGAAAACACATTCCCTCAATATTTTGTATTGTGGTTAACCAGGGGAACCTGCCTCCCCGTCCTGCCTTCCATTTTACACAACGGATTTTTCAGGATTCAACAACTGCACAAAGCGGCAATCTTGGCACAATTGGTTGATTATTTCATCTTTCATTCTCCGTACAGTTTCGCGCGAAATACCTAGATGGAGACCAATGGCTCGATAGCTCATTCCTTCCATCATGCAATCATAAATCACTTTGTGCTGTTCTCCTGCGATTTTCGAGGCTGCCACTTCTATCGCATATACGCGGTCCTCAAAGTATTCAAGGCGTTTAAAAAGCCGTTCTTCTCTCAAATCCATATCCCTCAGCTCTGCCTGACTCTTGCCAGGGCTTCCCTTTGGCATAGCTGCCTCCAAACCGTATTGAGCAACGCCCCAGCTCCGCATAGGGATATCAGAACCGTAAAGCACCCTTTGCAACCTCCGGACCTCTTTTGCCATCCAATGATAGCTACTAATCAACTTTTCGATCTCTTTCTTATTCATGATCAATCCCCCTCATCGTTGTCTGAATGCCCCGCCTTTGGCTCTTTTGTAGATAGGCTTGTTTGTATCCATCAGGTTCCTTAAATCCCGTTCAGTGAATTTCTCCGGCTTTCTTTGTGTGTTCTTTTTTAACTTTTTCATATTTTCAGCCTCCTTTTGATACCCTAGTGATCGCGGGGTGTGACTGAAAAGTTGCGATAATAAAAAACGGACACCAAACAAACAGCGTAAATGCTGTAAGTTCAGTGTCCGCAGGCTTTCCGTCTTGGACTATATTCGATTATAGAGTGATATTTTTAAAATCCATCCTACTCCTCCGGCTGTTTATAATCAGTTAATTCGTACTTTATTTTCGTTGTATCCTCTACTAAGTCTTTTATTATTTCTTTTCTAACTGTCGCTTTTATAACACTTGGTACTCGGAATTGTATGTTTCTATTTTTCAAGTCCGCAAATAATTCTGGTGCTATTTTCCCTTTAATGTCACCAATTGAGGTTGTGGAAACTCTGAACTGATTATAAGCAGTGTTTACACTTGTTAGTTCACCTTCCACTTCAATATCCTCATAAGTAATTTCACTATTCTCTTTAAGAATATTCATTAAAATATCTAATTTTTCATATGAATTTTCTCCAAAAGTAACTACTTTAGATTCACCATTAGATTTTGTATTCCCTTCCAACTTAAACGTGTATTTATTTTCAGATACCTTTGCAAGCATATTTTTTAAACTCTTTATGCTTTCAAATGAATAAGACTCATCAAGAAAAATCTGTTCTTCGATTTCTTTTTTACTTTTTGTTGTAATATCCTGTATAATTTCAAAAAGATGGCTTAACGATTTTTCTGGAACCTCGAATATGTCATCAGACTCCATTTTTATCCAAACTCCAAATGATGACGGTTGTAATGAGTCAACTCTAAGTTTAATCTCTTCAGAAAAGCCTTCGCCTACTAACTTCTTTCCAACATCTTTTGCAATATCATTCATTGTTTTTTTGAAGTTCCCGAAAATATCCAAGAGAAAATCCAAACCTATGTCATGGCTATTTTGAAAATCCTTAAGAACCAGTTTAAATTTGCTGTCTATAATTTCTTCTTGAACTTTTGTTAATTTCTGATTTGTAACATAATCATACTCTACATAAAAATCTTCTTCTGGAAAACTTTCAGAATCAAAATTATTTGCGTCAACAACTTCAATATTTAGTTCTGTATTAGGTTCAGTTATAGAGGGATCTATAAAAAGATGATGTAAACGCCTTTTTTGGTACAGTTTGTTTAATAATTCTAAAACCGAAATTCTTTGTTCCAATAAACTTTTGCACTCAATAACAGAAATTCTGCAAAATAGCCATTTATCTATATTATCTTCAGTTTCTTCGATATAATAATTTAGATAATATTCATTAGAAGGAGATTTCGAAATGAAAAATAAAGGAAAATCATAGTATTCGAAAATATGGATGATTTTCAGGTCTTTGAAGTCCGAATACATTTGTATTTTCATTTTAAACCTCCTCTCATTCCACCGGGAAAACATTCAACATATTAACATCTTGGAATAGCCATAAATTAAGATGATAATTTTCTGTTTTATGTATTCCACATTCTTCGGTTATTTTTCCTTTAATTAAAACTTTCTTCTTGAAATTTTTGAACTTTTTACGCAACCCTTCAGCAGCTTGTTCGGTAGTATAAAATGAGATAGCAGCTGCTTCGCATTCTTTCTCTGGGTGTTTATAAGGTAATTTTCTTTCTCTGTGACTGAGAAAGTCAATCTCTTGTAGAGTATCATTTTCAATGAATCTGTATACTGGTTCAACATCCCTTTGAACTGCATCTGCAGGTGGACATTGTGGCGGCAAATTTTTTTCTTTGAAGACCATTCTACTCTATCCTTTCCTTATTTGTTCAGTTAATACCCAAATTCAATAATTATTTGTGTAATTAGATCTAAATCAACTATAGCAGTGATTTTAAATTTGAGTACATATTCGACAAATAAAGACAATGATCTACATTTCTAGTCCAAAATTTTTTTATCGGAGTCTTTCAAACGCATCCCCCTGTTTATTTTGACTCTTGCTCCGCCACATGCAGGAACATTGCTGATACCATTGGCAAAGAGACTAACAGCATTACAAGCAATTGTTTGAAGCTATCCAGATACATATATCCAAAAAGGCCGAGAGCAAAGCCGCTGATAAGCACGAAGAGTAATCCGAAAAACAAGTTCCTAATCTCCGTCGCAAACACTAATCCCAGGGTGAAAACGACGATTGTCACCGTTTCCCCAAACATCGGTCGGTAAGTCCACAAGTAACTGATCCAAAGGCGCCACCGAGTAAAATCAAAACCCCTTTTATAATGTTCAGACCTTTAATTTCCATCACTCCGCATCTGTAACTTACACCATTACAATTCATTTAATATAAATCTGTTTGGATTCGAAAGTGCCGATGTATTTGTTTTTGGCTGGGTCCGTGTAACAATCAAGCTGAATGACATATGACCCTTTACCGGTGCGCTTTCGAATCTCGCTGACACTGAAAGACTTTAACGGCGTTGAGTGCTTGAAGTATCCCCGCTGCACCAGATTTGTATCAGTTAAGCCGCCGCCAGAACGTTTTTTATAGACGCCTGCTGTGTAGTAAAGTGTGCTTGATCCTTTCTTTTCGGCTCGCCAGTCAACTGTTTTTGCTCCCGAATAGTAATTCGTGTCGTCTGTGAAAATCCTCGCAGTATGGCCGAATGCTTCCTTTTGCCACGGCGACCAGACAGCCGCCGCAGATTGTGAGAATAAAAGCGTTCCAGAAATCAAAAGTGACAGCGTAACAATAATTTTAAATAGGTTTTTCATCGATTTTTCCTCCTAATGTTATTTATCAAAGCACAATAAACGCGACAACAAGACTAAACATGGAGGCTATGCAGATAGCCGTCATATTATCTCGTTTTGCTTGTTCTTCCTCAGCAATCGCAGACAAAAATGATATCATTATGATCATTAACAAGATGATTTTGAATGCTGTGATCATGCCTTACTCATCCTATTTAAGATCCAAGCAAGTATGCGCCCGATGACACACCCCATTCCGAACCAAGCAAAAAAATCTAATATCATGCCAGACCTCTACTGAACAATAAATAAGTGTTTTCTCTATCGTCAAAGTCCCTCACAAACTCCGCGACACTCAATTCAGGCTTAGATTGAAAAACCGAATCCCCAACAAGCCCAAGCGCATATTGCCGACTAACTTCTTTGATGTTGTATTTCAATGTCCCATCATCAGCAGCAACCCACTTGACATACACCTCAGCCGCTTTCTTTTCGTCCTCTGCCGCAAGCAATGCATAATATGGTTCATGGATTTCGTAGTATTTCATTGATTTCTCCCCCTTTAGTTTTCTTCCACAATCACAACAGCATTATTGATCATGATTCGCTTGCCGTTCAGATCGAATTTGACTTTATTTCCATAGTTGTTGATCTCGACATCAAACTTCCCTTTATAAGTTTTGATCTTATTCCCGCTCTGATCGTAGACGGTTGCTGTCCGCTCCAAACCGTTATGTGATGAATCAATATCTTTCACCATTCTGTCCCAGGACTCACAGCCAGCAATAATTGCGACAAGTAGTAAAATGACGATAGTTGCAATGAATTTTTTCATATTGGTTCCCCCTCCCGGCCTGCGGCCGCTTTTTTATTGCTCACAAAATTCCTCTTCTGCACTCATCGGCTGCCCACAGACGGGGCAACAGGCATTCGGGCGGATTTCTATATCTAACTCGGTGTAATCACATTCACTGCAGCTGTATTCGATCACAGACACCGCCTCCTTAATTGATCTTTCTTACTATTTGATCATATTGTCAATTAATCATATTAGGGAGATTCATACTTCCTTAACAATCCTTTCATCCCGCTATTAACTGAGGGAGAACTGCCACAGTAACGAACAACCCGACAGCCCCTATCGCCGGTAGCAGGAAGGATTGTTTCGGAGCATAAACCACATTACCCTTAATCGCCAGCCCGTCCGTTCGTTCAATGATCGATTTCACATAATCCGGGTGAAGTGCGTACATATTGGCCAGCTCGTCAATGGTCATCATGTTATCCCGCTGAGCCTTGATTGTATGGAGTAATGAAGATTGTAAAAGTGTCATTCCGCCGCCTCCATCCATTCTCGCAAACTATAAGGATAATCAGTTGTTGCAATAAATCCTATTTCTTTTGCCTTTTGACGAATTTTCATACAGCCTTCCTTACTGTAGGCCCATATTTCTTTATAATCCCTTAAATCGCCTGGCTTTCCGGTAATAATGAAGCACCTAAAACTATTGATCAGCTCCCACATATTGCCGCCATACGAAAAACCTTTTGCTTCATAGCCTAATTGATACGGGTAAACATCGTCCCCCGTGTTTCCATCCACGAAAAACAGCTTTGTTCTAAATCTGAAATGCGCTATCCGATCCTTTGACTTACAATAGAAAATACGTCTATCAATGCTTGCGATAAACTTTATCAAATCATTAATATCATTCATTCGTTTTATTTGCTCTGTACTTGGCATTATTCCGCCGCCTCCAATAGATCAGGATTTTCATAAATGCTTCCGATCCGGGTGTTTCTATGGTCTGCTTTGTGGCGAACCTCCCAAAACTTCCCTTTACCGTCGGTTAATTCGATTGTTCCCCGTTTATGCCTTACAAATATCCCTTTTTTCGTCGGGTTTTTCTCACCGGCCCAACCATTTTCGATGATGTCCCCGAATTTAAACCTAACTTGTTTCATTCCCCTTACCTCCCGTCATCTTGTAACCATTGTTCGATCTGTTTTTCCCTGTATCCGGCCAGCAGCAGGATGGACAGCAGCGCTTTGACTTCCTTCATTTCGCCGATCCCCACGCCTGCAAAATTGCATCTTTTACACCCCACGGCCGTGTTTCTGTCACCGATCTAACCGGGATACCCGCGATATAAGTCGTGTTTGTTTCTTGGATCAATTCGCGGTCGTTTTCCTTAACCTTTTCTTGAATAAACACCTTTTTGAATAGTCCGCCGTACTGTGAATTGACTTCTTTTTTGATGATTCTCATATCAGCTTCCACCACTCAAAACTTTTTTCTGTTCCTTCTTTTTCCGCCCGATTAGCCGGACGATGAGTCTTTTGATATTTTTCATTAGTCATCAGTCCCCCAATCATTCCGCTTTTTAATGACGTTGAATTGCGCTTCTGTCAGATCGATATGATCAGGGTCATAATGTTCTTTGATGCCCATAGCATCTACCCAATCCAAAAACTGAAGCTTATGAAAAAAGCTATCGACGTCATCATCTGTCAGCCTTTCTTTGTCTTTTCTCACTAAGCACAAGGCGTCCTCTATGTTTGTAACGTCCAAGTTTTCATCTGACCAATCGCCACAATCTGGCCCATCACACAAATACCTGTTCCGCTTATTCTTTGCTTTAAATGCTATTGCTGGAATTGTTTTCATTATGTTCCTCCCCCGCAGGGATACCCTGCTATTTATTTAAAATAAACTCAACTGCTCCCACTGCTCCTGTGGTAATTCTGTGATTTCTTGAGATGTTGATTTCCGCTCTACCTCTTTAAAATTTACAAACCAATGCAATGGGAAAATGCCCTCACACTGTTTTAACTCTATGTCTTTAAAAAAGGCGCAGTGGGTACGTCTAGGTTCAATAAAATATGTCCCTAACGGGGCGGACGAAGCATACCCCTTTGTTCTCCAAATCAATTCAGCCTGGTAAACTTTCGATCTATCCAAATGTGCATAATCACCTTTTGGTGGTTCCGGCGGATACTCTTCTGAAAGCACTCTGAAATGTTCTTTTTGATAGGCTCCCCTATGTGAATTGATAGAATCAAAAATTGATACATAGTAATGAGTCTCACCCAAAGGGAACAGGAAGTAATTCTCCCCCTCCACAAGCGTTGAAAATTCAGAGGTGAGACAGGTTCCTTTTAATGTCAAGGTCGATCCTCCCTTGCAGGGAAAGCCCCTGCATCTATTCAGCTTTAAAGCCTAATTCATGATCTACACGCTTAAAACTACCGTCTATCGTTTGAATAATAGATTTACCATGCTCCGGGGCATCCATGATGTGCGCCGTGCCGTTTTTCCCATCTAACACGATGACGCGGACTTTCCCCGACTCAATAGATTTTGTGAAGCTTAAATCATTGTTCAAATTTATTCGCTCTGGTTTGTACATTTGGCAGCCCCCTTGTGCTATGATAGAAGTACCAGTTCATATCAGGGCACTGAGGCCGCGCGCTTCGGTGCTTTTTTAATACTGTTCAGGTTGCCATTTTTCCGTTGATTTTCGGTATTTCAGAGCCGCCGAGCCTCTTACAATCCGCTCCTAAGCGGCTGGCGCACCTCTTAAACTTGGAACAACGCGTCATGCAAACCATGATTCTATCTTCCTCTCGAACCCACAACGGCCGATCGTCGGCGATAATTACGTTTTGCAGTGGTTTTCTCCGCCTTTCCTTTGATTTTTTTCAGCTTGTCTATTTCTATAAAGCCAAACGAATCATCATGGGCTAAGACTTTTAGAGGTGTGTCATATCGTCGTTCATATAGCTTGCGTTTAATTTTGAAGCCCTCTGTCTCAACGCCTTTGATGTCGATAATCTCGGTGCTGCCGTCCAAGTTATGGACCTCAAAATCTGCGACATACTCAATCTTCCGAATAGTTTTTCCGTTCTTTTTGAATGCTTCTTGCAGCAGAAACCGAGGCTGGACCTTAAAGTCTTTGATCTGCCTTGCCTGCTTGAGCCATTTAAGCTGTAAGTAGTATTGGGCTTCGGCCTTGCTATCAAATTTGATACCGTCAATCTGTGTTTTCTTGGCGTTGAATTTATTCGCTCGCATCGTAACCTCCCGTTAATCTCTCCACTGGAAACCGATATTTAAATTAACTTGTTTTGGGCTTAAAATTTTCATGTCGCTCTGGCTATTAATTAAATCCTCTAAATCAGCTTTTGATCTAAGGTATAGTTGAAAAGTACCTAATTCGATTAAAGTAAAATCACAAGGATGTTTTTTAATCACCCACACCGCATTACCTCTAACAAGAAAGTACCCATCCTGTATATCATCTACAGAAAGCCCTTTCGGCTTCTCCTGTATCACTTTTAAATTGATTGTCATCCCTCTACCTCCTGAATGGATTTTTTGATAGAACGTAGAGCTTCATTTGCAATTTTTTTGACATCCACTTTCCGGTAACAATCCCGTTCCTCCGTATCGCACAACGGGATTTTTATATTCATGTTTGCTTGCTCATACGTTTTATAGGTTCCTGTCTTTCGATTACACATGACACATGGTCTACTATCAGATGACGTACAATGCCATACTTTCATTCCTCTACCTCCCGTCATTTTCGATCCATTGTATAATTTGTCTTTCTCTGTATCCGGCAAGCAGCAGGATCGACAACAGCGCCAGCAGTGCTTTAAGCACTCTGAATCAACTCCATTTGTTTGATTTTGTCTTCCAACACTCGGATAACCGGGGTTAAGTCCTGCCCGTTTCCCTGCTGCCGCGTTACCTCAAACACTCCCGGCATTAATCGATTGATTTGAACTTTTTTCATCACTAGTCTCCCAATCTATAGTTTAATTTCATCCTATCGCCCTTGATGATTACCGTATATTCACGGCACATTTGATGGATTCGGGAACCGAGAGCCTCATCAATGTCCAACAGTTCGTCCGTTGTCAGCTCTGAAGAGACAAGCAAAGGCAGATGATTCAGATAACGATAATTCACGACTGATTGAATTTGTTCGATCTGCCATTCAGTTGCACGTGGCTTTCCTTGAGCCGGCTTAAACAAGTCATCAATGAAAAGAACATCGACTTTCCGCATTGCGTCGAGCTTGGTTTCTAATTGGTCAAAATCCTTTCTCAAATCGCCTGTGCCCTCTACGTAGGGAAAATACAAGCAGTTTACGAATTTCTTTTTAATGAGGTTGTTCATGATGGCTATGAGCAGATGTGTTTTTCCGCTTCCAGGCTGACCAAGTAGAGCGATGCTATTTGAACGCTCCCCACGGATCTTTTCAAAGTCCTTAAAGTATTCCACTGCACAATCGTAGGCTTCCTTGATCAGATCCGGTCTTCCCTCTGTTCTAAAATTGCCGAAAACAAGCTTTTCAAATTCTTCTGTGATGCCGCTGGCTGCCATGAGCCGGGCTAATTTCTTTCGACGCACACAGTCGCATTGTTTGGAATAGGTATCTTTCCATTCCCGAGCCTTGTCGGGTGGACAAACCTTGCCAGAAAGGAAATCATCTTCCGGCACCATTTCCCCCGGCACAAGTTGCTTTAACCGTTCGTCATAATTCCATTTCGTGTCTTTGTGAACCCGATAAAACACAATGCCATGATCTTTACAGGTTTCACATTCGTACTCAGCCTTTTCTCCCGATACGTCCGGGGCCGAAAATTGGGCTGACCTTTCCCGAAGACTCTGCATCATTTTTTGGAATGCCATGTCTATACTGACCGCCTTGGTTTCCTGCTTTTTTTGCTGCTGGATAGCCATTTCCCCACTCCTTGCTCTTAATTTCATTTGACTGTAGGATGCGCTGGACATAGGCCATATTACGGGCGTTTCGCTTAACAGCCTCTTTCATTGCATCAAGCACCTTTTCCTCGCCGTAATCGTCTATCAAGCCTTTAAGCATGTCCGCTAAAAATGAAGAAAGTAAGCCGAACCCTTCATCCTCAAAAAATTGAAATGGGTTTGTCTCCATGTCTTTGTCGTCCCCCTTTTCATCTGTTGGTGCTGGCGCCGAGACTTTTTTCTTGTTGTAATTGCCAAGCTGTATGAGTTCGGAGTAATTGACCACCGTTACAATAAAACCACGTTTCTGAGGCAACCGATCCAACTTTATATATCCCTGTTTAACCATCCGATCCAAGGAATATTTGATCTGATCCGATGACCAATTGAAACGTTTTGCAAGATCGACCAGCTTGATGATCGTCTGACCGGGATCTAATTCTTTATCAAGCCGATACTCCGCCTTTTTGAACAAATAATCGTAAATTGTTTCATCGCGTCCATCTTTAAAGGGTAGCCGGGGCAGGATTACATACCCCAAACCTTGCATATCGATCCTGCTCACCTACTTCCTTTTACAAAGTGCTGTCATTCCACTGATGCGGACTAGGCGTAAACCTGGTTCGCTTGTCTTCAAATAGCTTTCAACATAAGCACGGAACAGCTTTGCGCGATTCGGTGCCCCTTCTGACATCCACTTGTAGCAGAAGGGGATCGGAACCTTAATCAGTTCTCTTTCCATCAGCTGACCAATTCCGAAAAATGAATGATGCCGTTTAATTGCTTTGTAGCCCGGCAATACCTGCATTTTCCGCACCGTTCTGGTTTTTCCCCACCGTACTTCACTTGGATAATTCGATCCATCTTTTTTTCAATATCTTCAAGCTCAATTTCCATGCGGACTTGATCAATATTGATTACCGCTTTATCAGGTGGATCTTCCTTTGATATCCCTACGATTAGAGGTTCCAGCCATTCATTTCGTCCGGTCATCCGCTTTTCTATCTCGGCATATAGTGCCATCTGTGCAATATAACCGTATGCTTCAACAAAAGAGCAGTAACCTATTTCCGGATCCCAAACCTTTTCACGCAAGGATCGGGCTGTTTTCAGGTCTGCGAAACGGCCTGCAGCTGGGTTGTAAACGTCCAGTTTCCCTTTCCACGGGACGCCGAATAATTCGGCCGTTATGATAACCTCCTTTTCACCTTGCAAAGCGAACATACATAGATCGTCATTCTGAATTGATTCAATCATTAGGTCGGCTAATTGATACTGTTTGTACAAGTGGCCTTTTTGAGTAAACAAGGATGGGGTGTTCTTCTTAAATTCATTAAAAGCCTGTTCCCCTTCTAACCAGGCGTGAACATATTGGCCAAAGAGAAGGGCCTCGGACGTGGAGGGCATCCATTCTCCATTTATCTCAGCCATCGTCGCAGCCTCGCATATGAGAAATTTTTTATACTGAGAATTTGACATATAATGCTTGTCTATTTCGTTAGAGTAATAGTTCTCCTTGTTCAGCTTTGGTATTCTCATCAGCAGGGTCACCCGCCTTTTCCTTACTTTCTGAAACCTTTTTCTCTTGCTGTTTTTTAAAATCTTCCTCCGCTTTTGATTTTGTGGCGCTTGTCACTTTGATATTGAAATAGTCCTCTTTTTTTGCCATTCCATCACGTAGAGCTGTATAAATCCTGCCTATTTTCAAATAGTCTTGTTCAGTGAAGGCATCTAAATTACTGCCGATGCATTCTTGTATCATTTCTTTTGTCACACCGAATTCTTTCTTAAAGAGCATCAAAGCATGTCGTAGGCGATCTTCCAAAGGTTCTTTATGGCCATTGATTAATGTTTGCTGGCACATGTCTACAGCAGCATCCACAATGTCACCTGGTATTACACCAAGAATGCAGGCACGTAAACGCCGCGCTCCCAGATTGGCCACTAATTCATAAATATCCCGCGGATCATCTAGCTTTGTAATCTTCCCCTTTGCCTTTCGCTCATGTTTAACAGTGAAAATCTTTGTTTGGCGGGTATTTGTTTCAAGATCCCAGGCATAAGCCATTACAGAGGACTCCCCAGCCTTTTGCTCAAGTTCCATAATTCCATAATCGATATTTCCCCAGTTCTGGGCCAAAGCCTCAGCGAGTCGAATAGAAGGCCCAGATACTTTTGTTCCGCCGCGTGGATATTCATAAACCGCATTTTCAGCTAGTAATCTTCTTTCACAGGCTTTTTTGATACGTTCGAAAGACGCGTAAACATCCCGGGGGAATTTCTTTGCAATAACCATAGCCGCTTGTACTTCCTGAGCCTGCCGGCTTACCATTGCCTCCGTGGTAACGTTCATTGTCTGCTGACTTTCTGGCATGTAATCTGAATAATCTACTTTAGACAGTCCATTCATTGTGCTGCCGCCACCTTTCTTTTATATTCTTCTGTCCCGAGCCGCTGCCACTCTCGATACTTGTCCATTGAAGGGAAACTGAAAACCGTCCTGCCCTGTTTATCGATTACAATAGACCCGCCGACCTTATAAAGCCTCTGCTGATCTTCACGTCTGTTACTAAATGGTGCTGTAATTGCTTTTGGCATATTTAAACCTCCATTGTTTTTTATGGGGCGATTTGGTACAATTAGATAAATGATTCTTTACTAATCATCCGGAGTCCACTCTGCCAAGTGGGCTCTTTTTTATTCCTCATCATCTTCCTGCTCTTCCTCGTCCTCATGCCATAAATACTCTTTTGGATATCCGTAACGATTAATTTCCGTAATCATTGGGTGTTCGATATTCAATGAAATGCCCTCCCTATTACAGTTACGCTAACTTCGCGCTGTTGCATTTTTAAAGCTGCTTCATATAATCGTGCTTTGTTTGCCATTCTGCTTAAATCCTCAGCTAAAACCTTGATGGTTCCCGCCATACTAATGGCCTCATCAAAATCACCATCTTGTAATGCTTCTGAAAGCATGTCCGACAAATCTTCCACTGATTCCATTTTTCTTTTTGCCGCCTCAATATCTGTTTTGAGAAATTGATTGATCTTCATTTCATACCGCCTGCCTTTCTTCTTTTCTGGCCATTGCCACATGATCCACTAACGCCTTCCGCGTCCATCTATCGGCCAGTTCTTTAATATTCAAGCCATGATTCCGGGACAATGAATAAATCAGTGTTTTATTTGCAGGGATAAGGTCGAAAATTTGCTTAATCTCATTCATTGGTAATTCCGCCGATCGACCGGGCCGGTCCCGTGCTATCCATTTTGCAAGTTGCTTTATTGCTTGAAGCGCTTCTTCCAGCTGATGAGTCATGTTTATTACTGCTGTACTGGTGCTTTCGTTCAATGCTGGATCGATCGGAGCCGCCGCTGTCGGGTGTAGGTGGAAAAGGTAATGAATAAGGTCAATATGTTCATAGGCTCCACATGCCTCAAACCACTTAATGCAAAACTGTGGTGTCAACTTGATTAATCCATTTTCAACATCTGAAATATACTGTTGCTCCTTCCCCCCAAGTAACCTTCCTAACTGAAATTGATTTAGTCCGTATCTTTTTCGAACTTCACGCATAATTGCAGGTAAATTATCCAGATTATACGGGTTGTTCTCCATATGTTCGCCTCCTGTTTTACGGTGTTTCGTTTGGTAAAATTCATTAAAGAGGGTGCTCGTTAGGCTATGAAACCTTTCGAGGAACCCAATTTTCAATATAGTTGATCGCGGTTAACAGCTCCTTACGCTTCACATCTTTATAGCTTGTGACCCCAAATCGATCTTTGATTTCACGGTATAATTCCTTGAAAAGCCTTGCGGCTTCTTTCTTGTCATCCGTGAATTGATAGACCCGACGAGCTACGCCCTTTTGAAGCCGGCGCTGTTCTCCGTGATCAAGCGTGATCTGTTCGTCCACTTTTTCGCTAAGTTCGAGCAACTTATTTTCATGTTTGTTCAGGGCTTTTTGCATTTCGTCCTGACGCTGTGAGGTTTCTAATAAGAGTTTGAGAGATTCGATGCGCTGCTCTCTCTCGGTTAACACCTTGGGAACATACTGACCTGTTTTTCTGATTGTTGGGATGACATCGATTGCCAACCAGTCCTGAAACTGTTCAGCGACTTCGTTCGAGGCTTTGAAAGCCAGCTTGTAAACCAGTGGTTCGGGAATAAAATCGCCTTTCCCAACATCTTGGGAAAGATATTTGCTTAAATATCTGTTTACTGTTCCCCACCTGATGTACTCTTTGTTATTTTTGATTTGTTTGAAGCCTAGACTTTTTGCAACATGCTCGACATCGAATAAGATTTGATCATTTTCAATTTTTGCGGATACTTCAAAGAGTTCATTTTTGAATGTTTGTAATTGATTCACGCTGATGCCTCCTTTTTGATGTAATTCGTGTTCTCTTCAACCCATGTTGAGTTGTGTTTGATCCATTCAAAAACGAGATCGCGCGGGTATCTAGCTTGAATTGTTTTCAATTTCGGAAAGGAATCGATTCCGGTTAGTCTTGTCACCGCTGCCGATTTGATTTGGAAAATCTCTTGCAAATGAGTGTTTTTTAATATTGGAGGATACGAATATTTTTTTACGCCGTCCTCCACGCCTTGTTGATAAGCTTTTTCGCAAAGCGCTTTAACAATCTCGAAAACCGTTTCGTTCGGTAAGTTATCAAGTGAGATACCGAGATTAGCCAAAATGTTCGCCTCCTATACTGTGGTTTGTAATCTGCCAACCTTTCTCATGTGGTAAAATCTTCTGAGAAAGGTGGTGATCAATATGGCAACAAGAGCAGATGTTAAATGCCACAACTGTGAAAATACTTTTCAAGTTTTTTGGCATTCTTTTGAAAAACAATTACCTATAATGTGTCCATATTGCAGTAAAGAACTAGATGAAGCTATGACAGAGAAACTTAAGAATGCACTAGGGACTGTTTGGAATTTGAATTATCATTTTCGTAAAAATCATGAAGAGAGGAAAAATGAGCCTCTTTTCACTGTTGATTTTGTTCATGTACATGTGCCAATCGAAAAGTTCGACCTAGATAATTAAAAAAGTCGATTATGAGATGCGGCGGCAGGTCTCTTTTTTGAATCTCTGCTACCAACAGATCTGATAATTCATCAAAGTTCTGCTTGCCCATCTCGACCATTAGAGTGGCTTTTCGACGTTCGAGTAACTCAATTTCACTTTTCAAGTTTTCAAGCATTTGGTCAGCCTCCTATGCTGTGTTTTTGTCACTACTCAAAACGCGTACTTGATCATCAAAAAAAATAGTCCAATCAAAATCGAGAATCTCAGCTATTGCTTTCGCTGTCGGGACGGATGCATTACGTTCCCCTTGTTCAATAGAGGCGTAGGTCGTCCGTGCGATTTTCGCTTTATAAGCTACATCTTTTTGAGTTAATCCTTTTGTTAAGCGCTGATGTTTTAGCCATGTTCTTTGTTTGGTTTTAGTGACCATTTTTTCACCTCCGATACGCAATTTGTGTCGTTGGTTATAATATACTACGCATTTCGAGTCTTGTAAACCCCTTTTTTAAAAAAATTACTCTTTTCGAGTCATCGCTTACGCTACGCTAAATGTGTAGTTATAATGGTGTGGAGTGTTACAATTTCTGTGAGGCGATAAATTATGAATTTTCCAACCAAATTAAAAAAATTACGCGAAGAAAAAAAATTAAAGCAACAAGATGTTGCTGATAAATTAGGTATAGCTCGCACCACATACGCATCATATGAGCAAGGGAAAAGGGAACCTGATCATGAAACGTTGGTGAAAATAGCCGACTTTTTCGGAGTCTCATTGGATTTCCTTTTGAGAGATGCAAGCGAAGATTTTCAAGATAAATTTTTTAAGGATGAAGCAAAAAAAATCTTAAATGATCCGAAAACATTCCTTGCCGCCCGTGATGGAGAAGTTACACAGGAGATTTTAGATGCTGCCCTCGAAATCATTACGGAGCAACTAAAAGAAGGGCGCAAAAAGAAATCTGATTAAACAAAAGTATTGCAATTCTGAAATAAAGAAATACCGCTAAGCAAAAGTTTTGCAGTGGCGGTCACGTATATATCTATATCTATTGTTTATTATGTTTAAATTCTGTTTACTAATAAGATCCGAATTATCTTCTGGATTGGATCGGGATTCTCTTCCGGAAAGTAAAATTTTACAAGCGCATAAACCCTTGATACGTAAGGATTTATGCGCTTGCTCTCATCCGGATTCTCTTCCGGATTGGATCGGGATCCTCTTCCGAAAAAAATACCCCATCCAAAGAGGAAATTATCAAAGCATGAGTGAGAAAGTCTATTATCAGCAAAATGAGACATTTGTCAAAACTGGTAAAATCCTCTTGAATTATTACGCATTTTTTCCTATCACAAATTAATGTGTATACTTATGAACTGGAGGGTTTTAATTGAAGAAATTTATAATTCTATCCCTTACCCTATGTTTAGGGATTATTTTAGGGGCTTGTAGTTCATCTGAAACTGCAAAAGATAAAGAAGATAGTAATAAAACAAGTACAAATGAAGACAAAGATTCTAACAGTAAAACAGAGAACGAAGATGTCCAGAAAAACGAAAATACTCAAGGAAATGAAATCATTAAAGACGATGAGAACATGAGAGTAAAAAATATCTTCAGCGATGAAAAATTAAATATAAAAGGGACTACTGGCCCTATGAAATATGAGATTAACGGCATTGACTTAGCAGAAGTAGAACCGAAAAATGAAAAGTCCGCTTCTTTCTTTAACGCTAAGGTTGGCGAAAAAGTCAACACAATAATAATTAAAATGTCAGCCGAAAACACATCAGAAAAAGATGTTGATTTCTTTTTGGGAATGTCTAAGATAATCACAAATACCAAAGAGCAATTGGAACCTGAAACGTTATCGTCTGATGCCGTTGAAGCTGAATACTTAGGCAAAGTAAAGAGCGAGGGATACAGTACATATATTTTGAAAAAGTCCTCTCTTAAGGATTTAAAAACAATCGAAATACGCATTGAAGCTCCACAGGATAGCAATTTCGATTCTATCGGAAAGGACGTCAAGCATACCATAAAAGTTAATAATTAAAAAAGTGCCCTTTTTAGGGCTTTTCTTTTAATTAAAAAGACGAACATTCGTTCCGTATAGAGTAGTTTTTAAGGAGGAACCTCATCTTGATGTACACAAACAGTCATTTGGAAGATTGGATTGAAAGCTTGTACAGAAGCATTAACATCATTACACCTGATCAAATTAATTTCGAGCGTATAGCCGAGATGTTAGGCATAAGAGTTTATTTCAAGCCTATCCCGAGTTGTTCTTTCAAGTATAATGACGTGTATACAATTTTATTAGATAGCCGGAAAACCCGCTGCGAACAGTGGGGCGACTTTGCTCACGAACTATGCCATCTTTACAGACATGAAGGAGATAAAAAAATAATGCCAAGATTTTGGTCAGATTATCAGGAAAGACAAGCTAATTACTTCTCATATCACTTTTGCATCCCTACTTTTATGCTTCATGGAATGAAAATGCCACAAGACTATTTTTTTGACGCGCACCTCATCGCCAAAACATTTAAAGTCACTGAACAATTTGCGAAGGTACGCATTAATATGTACTTTAACAAAATTCATCTTATTGTTAGTTAAAAGAAACTTTAAATAGGATTGGGGGATAATATGGCTTCATTTCAACAGTACAAAACCAAAACGGGCTATAAATGGCTTTTTAAAATGGGAGTTGGTATCGATCCCAAAACAGGCAATAGGAAAACAACAACACGCCGAGGCTTTAAGACCAAAAAAGAAGCTGTCGCAGCCGCTGCGGAATTCCAGAAGAAAATTGATAATAATGCTCTTATCCGAAATGACATCACTTTTGAGGATGTTTTTAAAGAATGGTGGGAGGTTCATTCCAAAACGATAAAGCGCAGCACCAGATATAGAAAGCTATCGAATTTCAAAAAGCATATCCTGCCGCACTTCGGGAAATTAAAAATAAAAGACATCACAAGAGCATATTGTCAAAAGGTGATAAATCTGATAGCTCAGGATATTGATTCTGTTCAAAATGTAAAAATTCAAGCTAACCTTGTATTTAAATATGCTCTAAGGATGGAATACATCACAAAAAATCCAATGGAATTCGTTGTGATCCCCAAAAAAGAAGAGAATTTTTTATCGCAGGAAGAAGAGAAACGGAACTTTTGGGAAAAGGACGAAATCAAAACCTTTCTCGAAAAAGCGCATTCTCAACTCGCCCCACAAGATTATGTCATGTTTTATGTTCTTATTTTCACTGGTATGCGCAAAGGGGAACTTATTGCCTTGGAATGGAAAGACGTTGATTTAAAAGAGAAAACAATAAACATCAAACAAACAATGTTTTTTGAAAACGGTAAAGAAGTCATCCAAACAACGAAAAAATATCATTCCAAGCGAATTATCACAATTGATGATCAAACAGCCCAAATACTTAAAAAATGGCGCACACAACAAAAAGAAATGCTCTTGTCTAATGGAATCACCTCAGAAGCTAAATATGTCCTTATACGGGGCGATATGCGTCCTCTAAGGCTTGCATATCCAAACGACCTTTTAAACCGTATGATCATTAAAAATAAGCTTCACAGAATCACAATTCACGGTTTTAGGCATTCTCACGCATCAATCCTTTTTGAAGCAGGCGCATCCATAAAAGAAGTACAAGCCCGTTTAGGTCACAAAGAAATTCAAACGACTATGAACATCTATACACATGTCACGAAAACCGCAAAAGAAAAAACGGCCGAAACATTTAAAAAGTACATGGAATTATGA